ACGGTACAGATGCATGACTCAGGTCATTACCAGAAGCGTTGAAGTCCGTTCTGTTGACCTTGAGGAACGCACCATTACCGGACTTGCCGTCCCATACGGACAAGTCGTTGACATCCCAGCTGAGGGCATCAAGGAGTCATTTGTCCGGGGTGTCTTTGAGGGGTCCACAGACGTAAAGCTTTTCAACGAACACAGGGAAATCATCGGTCGGGTCATCAGTGGTGATGACACAGACCAGGGCTACGAAATCACAGCCAAGGTTTCCAACACTCGTGCAGGCAACGACGTTTACGAGTTGCTGAAGGACGAGGCACTAAAGAACTTTTCCGTTGGGTTCATCCCTGTTGAAGACCGGGATGAAGACGGAGTTGTAGTCCGCGCAAAGGCACTACTCAAGGAGGTTTCCGTTGTTGCTTTCCCAGCGTACAGCGGCGCACAGATTTCCCAGGTTCGCACTGGGGAGGAAATTAATCAGAAGGAGGACACAAACATGTCCGATGAAATTAAGGAGGTTCTTAACCGAGTAGCGAACCTAGAGTCAGCTAACGAGGAACTAGAACGTCGAATCGCAGTTGCTGGCGAGGCACCTGCAAAGGGGGAAGTCCAGTTCCGCAACGGTGGTGACTTCCTCAAGGCACTTGCTAAGGGTGATGACTCTGCAAAGGCTGTTGTCCGTTACACAGGCGCAACCTCTGCTGACTCACACACTGGCAATGATTGGAAGGCAGGACTTCTACGTATCGTTAACAACGGTCGTCCAGTCCTAAACCTATTCAGCAAGGGTCCACTTGGACCAACTGGAAACACCATCGAGTACCCAAAGGTTTCCGCCACCACAGGTGACGTAGCCGTACAGGTTGCTGAAGGTGATGACCTGGCTTACCTAGAGGTTGCAATCACAACCGCTACGGCACCAGTAAAGACCTACGGTGGATACTCACAGCTAACCCGACAGGCTATTGAACGTTCTGACGTTCCTTACCTTGCAAAGGTTCTTGAGTTCCAGGCTGCTTCATATGCAAAGGTCACCAATGCAGCTGTTCGTACAGCTGTCACTGGCGCAACACCACAGACAGGAACTTCATTCACTCTTGCTACCGCTAAGGGTGCTGACTTCCTAAACGCTGTCATTGACGGTATTGCCAAGCTTGAGGACAACGGCGTTGGCGCTGTTGCTGAATTCATCTTGGTCAGCCGCGATGTCTACGCACGTCTTGGTGCACTTGCCGACAGCACCGACCGACCACTCTTCAACATCACTGGTGATGGCACTAACACACCAGGAAGCTTGAACGTTCGTGGTCTTGCCGGTTCACTCGCAGGTTTGCCAGTCATTGTTGATGCTGGTCTTGCTGCCAAGACAATGTACGTCGCTTCATCCGAAGCCGTTACATCTTGGGAAAACAGCGGTGCACCTGTTCGCCTTGACGACGAAAACGTCATCAACCTTTCCAAGAACTTCAGTCTGTTTGGCTACATGGCTGTTGGCGTCACAAACGCTAACGGACTCGTTAAGCCAACGATTGCCTGACGGGAGGTGACGACGGTGGTCACACTCGCACAGGCAAAGGCTTATGTAGCAAAGGACGACACTGGCACAACAAATGACAGTTACATCCAAGACTGCATTGACGAGGCAACCGACATGGTTACCACGTTCATTGGTTCTGCGACTGTTCCTGACCTCGCAAAGGACAGGGCAGTCCTAGAAACAGTCATGAGTTTGTACCACCGTCGCCAGGCACCTAACGGATTGGCCCAGTTCGCTGGAATTGACGGCACAACCGTAATCAGGGTTCCTCGTGACCCTATGGCCGGGGCTTACCCAATTTTGGCTAGGTACATGGTGATTGGACTATGACCTGGACGTTGGTAGCCCTACGAAACGAAGTAAAGGACCAGTTTGTAACAGCCGGCTTGCCGAATGTTGTTGCCTACTGGCCCAACACCCTCTACGCAACACCATTGGTGATTGTTGATGCGGGTGACCCATATCTGGACGTGTTGGAAGATGCGTCCTTTGTAGAGGTGGGACAGGAATTCACAGCTAAGGCAACTGTCCGCCTCAGGGTGACTGTGTGCGTCGGAAGTGGCGACTCAGAAGCCCTGCGCAATGCCCTTGATGCCTTGCTTAGCCAGACATTGGCAGCAATCGGCGGGTTTGAACGTGTCTGGGAAATCGACCCAATCGATGCCCCATTCATCCAAGGCTTTACCGATGCACAAGCACTCGCAATCAGGGTCACCATGCGCACTGAACTTGAACTGAAGGAGGTTTAAGGAAAATGGCACTTGCTAACAAGGGCTACAAGGGTGCGAAGTTGAGTCTGATGATTAACTCTGTCGAGTACAACATGGACCTGAACAAGGCAATCATCGTCAATGAGGCAGCTGATGATGCAGACGCAACATTTGCTGACCTTGCTGCTGGTGGGGCTTTGGATTGGTTCCTAGATACTGAGGCACAGAGTGACTATGCAACAGGTTCACTTTGGACATACATCTGGGACAACGCTGGTGACACAGGAGTCCCATACCTATTCAAGCCATACGGAAACACAACGGCTTCAGCTACTCAGCCGCACTGGTCCGGAACACTGAAGATTCTTGCCAAGCCAGGCAACATCGGTGGAACTGGAAACGAAACATTCAAGTTCGAGTACCGATTTGAACTTGAGGGCGAACCAACCAGGGTGACTGCCTAATGGCTAGCGGCGTACACCTTAAGGGACTGCGTGAAACAGTCCGCAGCCTTGAAAAGCTTGGTGTTGAGGTTCAAGACCTCAAGGCGGCATTCAAGAAGGCTGGTGACCTCATTGCCGGGGTCGCTAAGGGTCGTGCGCCAAAGAAGACAGGTGCCTTGGCCGCCACCATCAAGCCAAGCAACACCAAGAACAAGTCCGTAATCCGGGCAGGTTCAGCAAAGGTCGTTTATGCCGGGGTTATCCACTACGGATGGCCTGGGCACAACATCGAACCACACCCCTACCTGACTGATGCTGTCGCAGAAAAGCAAGACGAGGCAGTAGACGTAGTGGAAAAGGAACTCAACAAGCTAATCAGGTCCCTTGGCTTGCACTAAATATGAATTCTTGGAGGAAACAGACATGAACGTAGATATCAACACCCTCACTCTTGGTGAGGTAGCAGCGGTAGAAGACCTATCCGGCTTGGCTATTGACCAGCTGGGCGAGGAAGGTGTCAAGAAGGGACGCCTATACGCCGCAATCATCTTCGTACTCAACAAGCGTGCAAACCCTGACTACAAGTTTGAGGATGCACTCAACCTAGACATGGCAGCACTTGCTGACATGTTCCAGACAGACCCTGACCCAAAAGACAAGAACTGATGGAAGACCAGGCGGAACAGCTGGCCTTCTTGGTCGTAGCATTCCGCCTTCAACCATCAGAAGTCCGGAACCTCACCGGTTATGAGGTAGAAGCCCTAATCAAAGCTGGCAAGGATGCCGGAATCATCGAGTAAGGAGGAAGTACCTAGGGCAGTACACATGCAGTGGCAAACACTATTTCCGTCAACATCGTTGGCGACGTAAAAGACATTAGGAACAGCCTCAAGTCTGTAGACAACCAGCTATCAGGATTCGGTAAGTCCATCGGTAAGGTTGGTGGGCTTCTTAAGGGTGCATTCGCTGTAGCAGCTGGTTCTGCCCTTGTAGGACAGCTGGGCAGCATGGTCACGGCTGCATCCGATTTGAACGAAACTGTGTCTAAGGCACAGACAGTCTTTGGTAACTCCTTTGGCGCAATCAACGACTTTGCTAAGGATGCAGCCAAGAACCTAGGACTTTCACGACAGGAAGCCCTAGACGGTGCAGCACAGTTCGGAAACCTCTTCGACCAAATCGGTATCGGCAAGAAGGCTGCTGCTGACATGTCCAAGGGCTTCCTTCAGATGTCTGCTGACCTTGGGTCATTCAACAATGCAGACCCATCAAAGGTCATGGAAGCCTTCCAGTCTGCTACTCGTAGCGAGTTTGATTCGCTACAGCAGTTCATCCCAACCATCAACGCAGCAACGCTGGAAACTGAGGCACTACGCCTAAGCCACAAGAAGTCTGCTAAGGACCTAACAGAGGCTGACAAGGCCAATGCCCTCTACAGCTTGTCCGTAAAGGGCATGGGTAAGGCACAGGGTGACTTCCAGAGGACTTCTGGTGGACTAGCTAACCAGCAGCGCATCCTGTCCGCACGCTTCAAGGACTTGGTTGCCAACCTGGGCACCAAGCTATTGCCAATTGCCTTGAAGGTGGTCACGTTCTTCAACAGCAACCTTGGTCCTGCCTCAGCAAAGGTAGGTGAGGTTGCCAAGAAGATGGGTGACATCTTCACAGCTAATGTCTTGCCGGTACTGAAGGATATGGGCAATTTCCTAACTGGAACGGTTGTTCCTGCCCTTGCTTCTTTGGCCGGCTTCGTACAAAGGAACTCAGACTTCTTCAAGCCATTTGCAGCAACCATTGTGGTCATCGTTGCAGCCTTGAAGCTTTGGTCCATCGCACAGGCAGCACTCAACTTGGTCATGAGTCTTAACCCGATTGGACTCGTGGTAATCGCCATTGCTGCACTCGTGGCAGGAATCATCTACGCCTACAAGCACAGCGAAAAGTTCCGCACAGTCGTTGACGGTGCGTTCAAGGCAATCAAGACAGCCGTTGTAAGCGTCATCAACTTCTTCAAGGGACTGCCGGGCAACATCAGTACAGCTGTCGGCAACCTTGGAAGCCTGTTGAAGAACAAGGGTTCTGACCTCATCAAGGGACTTGTCAACGGATACAACGCGGTCATTGGTGGAGTTACCACCTTCTTCAAGGGCATTGCAGGCAAGGTACTTAGTTGGATTGGCAATGTAGCCAAGACGCTTTACAACAAGGGTGTTGACTTCATCAAGGGTCTTGCGAGTGGTTACAACTCACTCATTGGCACTGTAGCTACGTTCTTCAAGGGCATCCCTGGAAAAGTTGTAAACGCACTAGGCAACGTGGGTTCAACCCTCTACAACGCTGGTCGCAACTTGCTTCAGGGAATGATTAACGGAATCAAGTCCATGGTTGGCAACCTCATCAGTTCTGTCACAGGACCGATTGGTGACGCCATTGCAGCCGGTAAGAAGAAGCTTGGTATCAACTCCCCATCCAAGGTCTTCAAGCTGATTGGTCTACAAACAATCCAGGGTCTTGTGCTTGGTCTGAAGAACATCGCACCTGTAAAGGCTGCCTCTGCTGCATTGGCCGGGGCTGTCACAGGAAGCTATGCAACATCCCTCAATGCAAGCGTAGGAACAGCAACGCTTTCAGCAGCTGGTGGACACAACACCTACAACATCACTGCACAAACCTTGCCCGGTAACGAGGCAAAGACAGGTGCTGCAATCGTCAGTGCCATCAAATCTTACGAAGGGGCCAACGGAACTCGTTGGCGCAACTCATGACACTTAACTTCAAGGACTGTGTACGTTTGGAGGTTGAAACACAGCAACCAACCAACCTACTCACGCAAACAGTGCCAGGTGCAACGAACAGCGCTGGTTGGCAGATTCCCCTAGAGGGTTGCACCATCAGCATTTACAACACTTCTACCTGGAAGATTACTCGAAACACTCTGGGCACCGTTCAACTGGTGTCAGACAAGGCAACCATCACGCCTGGAAAGTCAGTCGCTTCAGGCATTAGCTACTGCGACTGGAACCCTGGTGCACTGACTGGTGCTAACGGTGCTGACGTTCGTGTTGGTGTCCGGTACTACAACGCATCCGATGTCCAAATCCTTGAGGAGTTCGGACCATGGGTTGATGGTTGGGTCCTTGACAATGGTGGCGTCCCAATCACCAACGCCTTCGTTTATCCGCACTACCAGGGAACAGCCCCGGCTTTT